GATGCTCCAGAGGAACTTGGCGTTCGTGCTGATGTTGGGGTTGCTGAATACCTTGGCAGGTATCCAGACACCCTTGAATGGCAGGTCGCTCACAGCACGGAGACGCCGAAGTACTCGTCGTCAGGCAGGTTTGGATTGGAGCGCTGATTATGGATGCGGATCAGGCCCTTGATGAGCGACGCGCGCCCGGCTTGCATGCTGTCTTCCGAGAACGTGTAAGCGCGAGATGCGCCCGTGTCCTTGCCGGATACCACATACATCAAGCCTCCCGTCATGTCACCAAGCCGGCCCTTGACAAGCCTCTCATAGAGATATGCCTGAAGGGGCCAATTGGACTCACGCGCCTTGCGACGCACAGGCTCATAGGCGCTCGACGGCGCAGTCTTGTAATCGATAAGCACATACCTTTCGTCCGTGCCTATCAGGTGATCGATCTGCCCCTTGACCGGAAGCGAGAACAGAAGCTTGTCGTCGCGGAACACATCAGCGATGCCGACCAGAGAGAGCTCCCTGTCTTGCTTGGGCTGGTCAGCCAAGGCTGACAATGTGCCTATGTCGATCGCGCTTTCTACGACCTTGCAAGCCGCAGGAACAAGCGCTTCGGCCTTGTCCCACAGGTGGTCTTGCACCATAGTCTTGCCGGACTCAGCGGCCAAGGACATGAACGACTCGTACTGAGCCTTTCCATCCTTCGTGCGCCTATCCATCTTCGGTACGCGAAGGAATGAGCCCTCGTCTCCGGACAGGATGGCGTGAAATACCGATCCGACAATCATGTCGTCGGTCGGATCTTCACGCTCAGCCACAAGCTTGGTGGCCATGTTGTGGCCATGCTCAAGCACGAGCTTAATGAAGCTCTGGTTGATGCCCTCGTGCGCCCTGTAGACAAGGCGATCGATGGCGTTCACGGAGCGTATGCGCACGTCGGTAGTCGGCGTGACGATTTCGGATATGATATCAGACATTATTGTTGGTGTTGGGAGATTGTTTAGGCGCGCGCTTCTTGATCTCGCGGCGCTCGACCTTGATGGCCTTGACGTCGTCCCAGAGGAAGCCACCTCTGGATGGCTTGGACTCGCGGGATACGTAGGCGGCCGCAAGCGTAGGATTGCCGGCGAAGCCGACCTCATACCACTTGTCGGTCTTTTCGATCTCGACAAGCCTTTCCTCCAAGATGCCGATCCACCTGATGCGATCAGAGCGCAAGGGCGTATTGCCCTCATGCTCTGCGCGGGTGACTTCGGTCTTGACGCGCTCAATATCCTTACGGACTTGAGCCGCGTGGAACTCGCGCCACTTCGGGCCGGCATAGCCGGTGATTACGGAGTCGTAATCCCTGTCACTCTTGCGAGTGACAACCCTGCCGTCAGGCAGAGTCGCTTTGTATTCGTACTGAGCCATGGTTGTTAGGCCTTGGGGTTGGGATCGAAGCCGAGGTAGGCACCGAGGTCATCGATGGCCTTCTCGACCGCTTCGAGCGCGAACTTGTTGGCGCTGAACGTAAGTCCGCGCTCATTGAAGTTCTGTTCGATCTTAGCGAGCTTGCCTTCGAGAGCCATGACCCGGCGATTATGTTCGTCGGAACGGCTAGGTCCTCGAGCGATAGTAATCACGTTGGTCGGCTTGGTGGTAAGCTTCAGCTTCGACTTGAGAATGCTGACGCCCGGAATGAGCGACGCATTGATGGGCTTGAGCCCGTTGTTGTTTTCTTGGTCCATGTGTGTGTTGGGTGGAAGGTGATTAGTTGATGGAGTCGAGAAGCTTTTCGAGGCGCATGATATCCGGGCTCTCAAAGTGCTTGCGATATATAGCCAGCACCGCGTCAACCGCGTCCCGGGCTTCGGCGAAGTCCGGGTGGTTTTTGGCAGGCCACAGGTCAACGGGCTGACGATTAGTCGGCTCATAGAAGGACTCATTCCTGTCGATGATCTTGAAGCTGAAGCTGACAAGCTTCGTGCTGGTAACGGGCTTGCCGTTGCGGCTACGAGCCTTGGTGTAGGCGTAGAACGCCTCCAGCCGACTGTCGTAGAAGCTGACGAAAGCGTCTTTGGCTTCCGGGTTATGCTTCTTGAAGATCGCGAACAGGCGTTCGAGTCCGGGCTTAGCGGCCTTGGCGGCGAGTGGGCGCGCCTTTTCCCTCAGCCCTTCCGACTCCCTGAGGACGAGCTTATACAGCTTCTGCCCCATTTGGTCGGCCTTGGCGACGATCTTGTTGTTGTGGTTTACCAGCTTCGTGAGCCGGGTGATGTTGTTGTTGGTTTTCATGTGCGTTATGCGTGTGAGACAAGGACTTTGACTGCTTTGTGCGTCATGTCAACGGATTTGACCCATATTTCGCACTAATTGTCGTAAGTGCTTGGTATTCAACGTAATTTAATTGGTGGGCCTGCCCGGATTTGAACCGAGAACCAATCCCTTATGAGGGGACTGCTCTAACCATTGAGCTACAAGCCCGGCAATTATTCCTGATCGCCGGTGCGTATTATGACCGGGCGACGCTCGCCCATGTAGGCCACGCCGCGCACGACATTATAATCTACCCACTCAACGGCTGTCTGCAAGCGCTCGTCCTCATCGACGTCATCGAACGATTGGTAGAATGCGGCCACGAGCTTCTCGTAGCTGTAGATGACGTGGTTTGCATCCATGTCCCATCCTACGATTGCGCTGTCGAGCTCTTCGCGCGGCTCAAGCATGATGCATCCATGCAGGCCATCCTCATAGTCGAGCACATCATCGAAGTGAGTGCGATGCTTGGCCGGCACATCTGAGCCAAGCTTATCAGCTGGAGACGTGCTCACCCGAGCCTTGATTTTATTGGTCTTTTTTGATTTGCGTTTGCGGGTCATTGCGCTCCTATCCAGATCTAATCGTTGCACATGTCCATACCAATCTATGAGAGCAATTCGGATCGTCAGCGCCAGCACGAGGTCATAAGCTTTGTATCAGCTCAATGGCTATGCACAGCTGTCCCATCAGCTCCCATGGCTCAGCATGACTACGCTCTATGCAGGCATGACCACAAGGATGACCGGCTATACGCGCATGCTTATGTCGAAGTGAAATGCCGATCCGAACACAGGCAGGACTATTGGCTATCCAAGGCCAAGTGGGACTACCTGATGGACTTGAGCAACATGACCGACAGGCCAGCCTTCCTCGTCGTCCATTGCGCCAAGTCAGACAAGGTCAGGTATGCCAAGGTAGGCGTAGAGCAATTCTACCCGAAGGTCATCCAAGCCGGGCGAACAGACCGGCCAGATGACCCCAATGCGATAGAGGATATGGTCGTCCTTCCTATGGCTCGTTTCAGGTGCCTAGGATGCCTCAGGAAGCCCGATCAGGCCAAGGATGAGCTTACTACCGGTTAGCGCTTAGCTCGACGTCCTGAGCCGATTGGGATTGAGTCAGTATCGATTATAACGCGTGACCCCTAGCTGGTAGGCTCCTAAAGAAGGACCCCATGTCAAGTGGCTAACTGATCTATTGGCCGGTCAGAGCACGTAATGATGACCTTTGGACCGATATTGAGTCATCGATTAGACATAATGGATCTTGTGCGAAATGTAATCCGACGTCCACCGGTCATGATTAAGGGGGAGGGGGGGGTCGGCTCTCTCCCTCCGCGCTATACGCTGACGGGTCAGTAGACTCATCCTTTATTTCCAAAAAAGACCCCTTGGGATCCTTAGCCCAATTGAGGAACTTGGCGGTATCGGCCGGCTTCACGGACTCAAATTCGCCGTCGATGATGACCTCCTTGGACTTCCTTAAGTCCTCCCCCCGGGATTTGAGCAGTTTGTCGAGTGAGGCATGGTCTACTGTGAACCTGTGCTCGACGACTGCCTGAGGCTGGTCCTGTAGGGCTTGTATCTTGTCAATGGCGATACCCATGGCGATCGGGATCTGGGAGACGTGTAGCTGGTCAAGCTCATCGACCAGCTTCTGGCTGGCTTGCTGGACAAAGCTTTTCAGGTTCCGGACAGTCGCGGCCTTGAACTCGTCATTTAAGCCGGTGGACTCCGGCATCGACCTTTTGATGGCCATGACGTTGTTCGGCGACATGCGCTGAGACTTGGCGACCTCGTCGATCGTGACTCCGGCCCTCAACAGCTCCCGCACGGCCTGCTTGCGCTCTTCGGTTATGCGCGAAGCGTTGTGGTCGGAGCTTGGGTTTGTATCCAACCTTCCATTATCATTTGACATGGGTCCGGATGGTCCAGATATTTCGACACATGTCAAACGACGAGCTCGTTGGTCGCGATCCCCTCAGGCCTAACTTCGTCGTCGGCATAGAACCCATCAGGACGACCCATCAGGCCGACCTGAGGATCATGCGCACCAAGGACGGACGTCAGTTTATCGGGAAGAGCTCGAAGTCCCGGATCAAGCAATGGGGCGAACAGTTCGCCCTTCAGATCCGCCGGTACAAGCCGGACAAGCCGCTTGAAGGCCCGCTTTGGCTCAGGCTGGTGTTTGCCTTTCCCCTGAACAAGGGCGACAAGGGCAAGAGCCATCCACACCCGGTCAAACCGGATTGGGACAACCTGCCCAAGACTGTCTGCGATATCATGACGCGCGAAGGCTTCTGGCATGACGACTCCCAGATCGTCTTCGGTCAGGTCGTCAAGTGCCGGCACGTCAGCCCGTTTGTCGGCATCAAGATCTGCCCGGCACCTTGGATAGACGAAGCTTTCGTCAGCTCACTTTATGACTCCCACACAGACTGAGAAGGAGCTCATAGCGCGGTATGGACTGCCTCGCGATGAGATGACCCGTTTCCGGCGGGACTCCCTGCAACCCGGAACAGATTGGAACCGCGTCAGGCAAGGCGACAAGCCGGAGCACATGTGCCCTGTCGCTTTCACCGAGACGGGTATGGCTAAGGTGCTCGCCCATTTCCGGATAGACCTGAAGCCTCAGGACAATTGGCCGAAGGTGGCAATAGTCTCTCGGACTAATTGGCCGAACCAGAAGCTCATGACTGTCTTGATTGACGGCAAGAGCCATAACGTCATTGTCGCTAATGCCCGGCTATTTTATCCGGGCGCAGAAGTGACGATCGACAGGAAGGGCGGAAAGCTAATCTGCCCGCAACGTCCCGAGAGCGCTCGCAAACTTTTCAGCCTAATCCAACGCAAACATGAAGAAACAAAGCAACAGCGGTAAATCCTCCAAGTCCTGCTCCACCGGCAAGAGCTGGAAGGGCTATAAGGGCTGCAAATGAACCCAGCCCAGAAGGAAGCTCAGGATAAGATTATCCGAGAGAGTAACGACATGGCCGCCGCAGAGCGAGCCAAGTCCATGGAGGCTGACGAAAATCAGGCCAGAGGCCTGAAGCTTGCGCAAGAAACGCAGGACCAGCAAAGTCGCTTCAACTCCATGCTGGAAGCTCAGGGCGAGCACATAACTGCCGCCCAGAACCGCGCGGCGTATGTTCAGTCTCAGCGCGACTACTTTAACTCCGTGTCCGAGGGCATGACGGCCCAGAGCATCCTTAACAACGGCGGAGTCCAGCTTGCCAACACGCAGAGCATTGAAGGAGGCGCGGCCGGTATCATCGCGGCCGGCGGCCAAAGAAAAGGCTCCCGGCAAACCATTGAGGGGGGAGCCGCCGGGATCGTCGCCGCTGGCGGACAAAAAACAGCCCCGACCATCGGCATTGGGTCCACGTTCCGCGAACAGCTAAACGCGGTCAGGTGGGGGTCGGCGATGCAAAAAGTCCGCACCGCCGAAAGGGAATACAAGCGCCGTCAGAAGGAAAAAAAGGAAAATGATGGCGGCCTTGCGGCCGCCAGACAGAGGCACACGGGCAAGAACTTCTTCAGCCACAGGCCGATGCTTACTGTAGGGTCGGTCACATATAATCCGATGACGTTCAATGGCTACTTCCCTCAGGTTGGCACGTATAGGGCGTGTGAAGAGGGGTGGCCGCAGATGACGGACGGAGCATCTGACACGCTTAACAGGGTGACGCTACAGGCCGGCAGAAGATACAGGGCCTCCCAAGCTCGTTTCAACCCGTGAGCTTCGAGCAGATCAATATAGGGAGCAAAGAGTCGCCCATAATGGTGACTAAGCACCCCATCATCCATACGCCAAGCAAGGATGACGTGATTGATCTGGCTCGAGAAATAGGGCCCGAGGCTACCTATGAAGTCCTTAAGAGGCGCGAGGAGAAGATAAAGGCTGAAGAGCTCGATCCATACAGGCACGGCTTTGAGCCGGATCATTGGCGCGAAGCTGACCAGCTGTTAATGTCGGGCAACGAGCTCCTGATAATGGGTGGCAACCGAGCCGGAAAGACCGAGTACGCCGCCAAGCGCATCATGCAGTTGTTGTGCACTAGGCCGAACTCGCGCGTCTGGTGCCTGCACACGACGTCACAGACTTCCATCCAGATGCAACAGGCGGTCATATGGAAGTATATGCCTCCGGAGTATAAGAACGCCAAGAAGACCAAGGTAACGAACATCCAATACTCCCAGAAGAACGGGTTTACGGATGCGACATTCGTCCTCCCGAATAGGTCGCAGATCTTCTTCATGAACTACGGACAGGAGAAGAAGGTCATCGAAGGTGGCGAGCCTGACATGATCTGGTGCGATGAGCTTGTCCCGCCAGATTGGGTCGAGACCCTCCGCTACCGACTTGTGACTAGGTCGGGCAAAATGATCCTGACGTTCACCCCGATCACCGGCTATACGCCGGTCGTCAAAGAGTACGTAGCCGGGTGCCGCTTCAAAAAGACCCTCAAGGCAGACCTGTTGCCGGACACGCAGAACGTTCCGAACATACCGAAGGGACATATGCCGTTCACCGCCGCGTGTATAAAAGGGTCCGCGAACGTCATCTGGTTCCACTCGATACTCAACAGCTACTCCCCCTTTGAACAAATCAAATTGGCGCTCCGCGGACGAGGTCCGTACGAAGTTAAGATCCGAGCATACGGATGGGCGGAGTCGCTGTCAGGATCTCAGTTCCCTAGGTTCGGAGAGCCCAACATCATACCAGACGGCAAGGTCCCGGCAGAGGGAACTAACTATATGGCGGTTGACCCTGCTGGAGCTCGAAATTGGTTCATGTGTTGGATGAGGGTGGATAAGGAGGGGAACCGATACATCTACAGGGAGTGGCCTGACATAAGCATGGGCGAGTGGGCGCTAAACGGAGACAAGCCAGACGGCAAGCCGGGCCCGGCTCAGCGCCAAGGCGCCGGTATGGGAGTCATCGAGATGAAGGAGCACATACGCTCCCTCGAAGGCGAGGAGGAGATATTTGAGCGATACATCGACCCTAGGGCCGGTAACGCCACCGCGATAAACAAGGAGGGCGGAGTGACCCTCATACAACTTTTAGAAGACGAGCCGAACCCGATGTGGTTCACGCCGGCCGCCGGCCTAAGGCTCGAGGAGGGCATAGGAATACTCAACGATTGGTTTTCCTACGACCAGAACAACCCGATCAGCGCAGTAAACCAGCCTAAGCTCTACATAGCCGAGAGCTGTATAAACACCATATGGTGCCTGCGCGAATGGACGGGGCTAGACGGAGAAAAGGGATCAAGCAAGGACCCGATAGACGTCCTTCGATATCTGGCCGTCATGCAACCCAACTACGCCGACGATAAGTCGTACAAGGCCCTCGGCGGGGGAACCTATTGACCATGATTAACGTACCCGCGGGAACTCCGCCCCTGCTTCGCCTGACTGAGGCCAATCAGATATTCAACCTAAGCAAGTCTACCCTTCTTCGCCTTAGGCGCAAGGGGGTGCTCAAGACTTACAGGACTTCCGGAGGACAGTTCATGTTCTACCGGGACGACCTGATCGAACACATTTCCAAAAACACCAATGGCTCAAATCAAGTATAAGGACCACCCGAACCAGCGCGACCAGCTGGCGTACCACAAGCGGGTGCCGGACATTCAGTTCCTCCTGAATGAATACCAGCGCTCGGCGTTCCACGGAACGATGGTGTCCAAGATGGTCTACTCGGATGACATACGCCTTGCCCGCTGGCCGGGACAGACCGACGACGGGAAAAAGCACAGCTACGCCCGTCCGGACGGAGATCCCGCGTTCCCTTTTGAAGGGGCCTCCGACGTTCGTTGCAGGCTGGTAGACAGGCTAATCAATGAGCAGAAAGCGATGCTCATGCATGCCTTCAAGTCTTGCACCCTCAAGGTCGGAGGAACGGAGATCATGGACACTATGGCGGCGGCATCCGCCACCAACCTCATGAGGTGGCTGATCGAAACCAAGATGAAGCTCGAGATGCATCGCGAGGCAGAGCTCCTAGCGGACTACATGCTTCACTATGGATGGTCGGTCGTGCAGGTTGGCTGGGATCGCCAGATGGGCAAACGCACTCAGTCGATATCCATGCAGGAGCTGGCTCAGGCCGCTGAGGCCGCTAGGGCCGCCGGGCAGGACTCGACCATGATGACGAACCTTGTCTCGTCGATTTCCGACCCGCGCAAGGAGGATTACTCTGTCCAGCTCATCAAGCAACTGCTCCCCACCATGTCGGAGCCACAGCTCAGGAAGTGCATCCAAGACCTGCGCGAAAAGGGAGAGGGCATCGTCGAGGAGCAATACATAGCCAAGAACCTACCTGTCGTCACGGCGCTCAAGCCTTATGATGAGGTATGCTTTCCTCCGGAGACTTCTGACCTGCAGAAGGCACGAGTCATTTTCCGGAGGCAGTACGTCACCGAAGTCGAGCTAAGGTCCATGGGTGAAGTCGACGGATGGAAGGACGAGTTTGTGGAGTCGGCCAGCCGCACGATGGGCAACCATTATTACTTCAACGACCCTAATCTCGTTCCGACCACCACGATGCTCAACTCGAACATCCAGCGTGGCGACAACCTGATAGAGCTCGTTTGGGCCTATTACCGCCAGCTGGATAAGGATAACGTGCCGGCGATCTATTATACTGTGTTCTGCCCTCAGGTCGGCTCCGAGCTATACGGAAAGCAGGAGATGCTGAACTACGCACATAACGACTATCCCTTCGTCGATATACGATACGAGCGTAGCCGCCGTCAGGTAACAGAGTCGAGGGGTATCCCCGAGCTGTGCAAGACGGAGCAGGATGAGGTCAAAGCCCAGCATGATGCGATAAGAGATAGGACAGCTATAGAGGTGCTACCCCCTGTCAAGGTCGTGAAGCGCATCGGAGCGCTTAACAGGATCGCCCCCGGGCAGGTCCTGCCTGTGACCAATAAAGATGACTACACGTGGCTCGAGCCCCCGGCCGGCCGCGCGGAGTACGCCTTCCAAGTCATCGAGCAGATCGAGAAGAACTTAGGCAACTACTTCGGCTTCCAAGTCGGGGAAAAGCCCATTGACCCTACGAAGATCCAGATGATCCAACAGCTCCGCGTAGACAATTGGCTCATGTTCTGGACTAGGGCTTACACCCAGATGTTCTCGCTCTGCCTGCAGTTCATGCCGGAAGAGGAGATTATCCGCATCACCGGTTCTCCGCTTAAACAGGGAATGTCGGACATTCACGCGCAGTACGACCTAAATGTCAGGTTTGACGTTCGTGACGCTGACCCGGAATTCGTCAGGGAGAAGCTTAAGTCCATCATCGAGACTGTCGTTCCTCTGGACGTTTCAGGCGTCATCGACCGCGACAAGCTCGTTAAGCTCGTCATCGAGTCCATCAGCCCGGACGCCGCGCGCGAGCTCGTCATCGACAAGGCCACCGCGTCCCAGAAGCTCTACAAGGACGTCACCAACGACATAGCCCTGATGATGCTCGGCAACGAAGCTCAATACGTCGAAAACGACCCTCAGGCCGGATCTAAGCTTCAGTTCGCTCAGGATATCTTGGCGAAGAACCCGAAGGCACAGCAAGCCGCGCAGGGCGACCGCATCTTCCAGATACTCCTAGAGAACTACATGAAACAGCTTCAGTTCTCGGTTGATCAGGAAAAGAACAAGCAGATCGGCAGGGTCGGCGTTTCGCCTGCTACGGAGCAGATCCAAGAAGAGTTCGGAGAAGCCGCGCAAGAAGCTCAAGAGGCGCAAAGTCAGGCTCCGCAACAGCAACCCCCGGCGATGCCCGGACCTATGGGCATGCAAATCTAACCTATGAACGATCAAGCGAATTGGTTAAGGAAGTCATTCTCGGCAACCGACCCGAACAGCGTTGAGCTGTTCAAGGCCGTGCTGGTAGTCATCGACCAAGGCCTTCAGGTCGAGATGGGAAGGGTCATGGCCGCAGGGACAACCGGAGAGGCTAGGGTTCATTCGGCCGGAAGGCTGGATGCGCTCAACGACATTCTGGTTCACTTGCAGGACCACAGGGACACCGCGCTTAAATCCAATACGGCTCAAACCGGACCTCAGTAATAGCTCATCTTGCTTAGTGATCCATGAAAGCCATTTCTACTTACGTCTCTGCGGACGTTAAACGCTGATCTCCATCTATATGGAAAACGACCAACAGCCACAAGCTGAGCTCGAACTTGGGAACGAGTTTAATCCCCCCATGTCAAATGCTGGACAGGCCGAACCCAGCAATAACCAAAGTCCGGAGGATTTCTTCTCCCGGATACTGTCTGGCGGCCAGACGGAACAAACCACCGACGTGGAGTCGTCGGAAGCGCCCGAGGCGGCAACGCCGGAGGCAACCACAGAAGCCGAAGAAGTAGAAGTACAGTCCCAGAACTCTGAGCGCCCCACCAAAGGCATGCAGAAGCGTCTGGACAAACTTACTGCCCTAAGGCGGGAAGCCGAGGAAAGGGCCCAGCAGTTAGAAGAGGAAGTCGCCGAACTCAAGCGATCCAAGGCCGTCACCGCGCCTGTTGCTCAAAATCCATACGAGCAACTTAATAGCGCGGCTGATATACAGGCCGAGTTTGATAAACAGCGACAGATACGTCTATTCTGCGAGCGCTACCCGGACGGATACTACCCAGAGCAAGGTGAACCCGTGACGAAGGAGAATATAGCCAAGGCCAAGGTCAAGGCGCTCCAAGCCATGGAAGAGCACCTTCCGCGACATGCCAAGTATCTGGAAACGCGAGAAAACACCAAGAGGGTCGCTTCGAGCGAGTTCTCTTGGCTCAATGATCCTACGGACGAGCGAACTGTTAAGGCTAAGGCCTTCATTGACGCCGTCCCGGAGATCAAGCGTTTCCCTGATTACGAGATATACGCGGCGCATATGGTCAATGGACTTACGAGCTATCAAGCTCAGAAGGCCAAGGCCAAGCAACAGCCTGCGCGAGTTCCGATGCAACCATCCGTATCGTCGTCCGCACCTAGCCGCCCTCAACAGGGTGACAAGATGGATGGCGCAATGAGCATGGAGCGCTACCGCAAGACGGGATCTATGGACGATCTGGCTAACGTGTTCAAAAACAAGTTCGTCTAATCCAAAAAGACCATGGCATCGCTCTATGAACGGGAGTTTCAAAATCAGCGCCCCCTCCCCGGCGCTCGTATCGGTATCCGCGAAGAACTCTCGGACCTGATCCTCAATGTCGACGCTAAGGACACGCCCATCTCCTCGATGGCTAAGCGTGGCTCCAAGCCCGGCAACACGACCTTCCGCTGGCAGGTCGACCGCAACCCGGAACCCTCGATTGAACTCGGCATCCTTGACGGCGCCGACGTCAACCCGACCACTCCGGCCACCAACCCCGAGTTCAAGGAATACACCAAGAACTACCGAACGGAAGTTGAAAACAACATCCACATGTTCCGTAGGTCTGTCCACGTCTCTAACCTGACGCAGGATATCCTGAACATCGCCGGCGTTAAGGATGAGCTCTCTCGTCAGCTCTCGAAGGCCACCATCGACCTGAAGCGCTCCATGGAGCTCACCTTCACGTCCGATATCCTTCCTGCGTTCGACAACGGAACCATCCCGTATCGCACCCGATGCCTCACGGCTTGGATCAAGCCCGAGCTCGCCTCCGCCGAGTACAACACCCAGACGAAGTATGGTATCCAGAATACCGACAACCTCGCCGGGAACTACAGGCAGGAGATCCGCAAGATCAACGAGCACTTCCTGACCCCGTCGACCTCCATCGTCGGCACCGGCCTGACTGTCGATAATCTCTCTGAGAACGACGTTCAGGACGTGATGACCTCGGTGTACGAGCAGACCGGACAGTTCCGTTCTCACGAGGCCGTCGTCGGCACCTCCCTCAAGAGGCAGTTCACGAACCTCGTCTACACCCAGCGCGCTCCGGCCTCTGGCCTGAACCCGACGATCAACTCCAACCGCGACGCCAACTCGGACACCATCAAGGCTTCCGTCGACGTCTTCGAGGG